AGACGGCCAGCCGATTGCACGTACAAATTACGGGATTTCTGGTAAACCAGAACGCATTTTATTAGGTCGTCCAGTTGTTCTATGTAATTATGTTGATAGTTTCGCAACGGCTACTGAAGGAACAACATTTGCATTCTTATTTAATTACAAAGATTATATTCTTAATACAAACTACCAAATGGGTGTTAAGAAATATGAAGACAACGAAACTGACGATCAAGTTACAAAGGCAATTATGATTGTGGATGGTAAAGTAGTAGACAAAAACTCTTTAGTTGTTTTAAAAAAAGCTCCAGCAGCTTAATAAAGGAGTGATACAATGAATCATTTAGTCTTGAATGCTTTCATTGATAAAGAAACAAAAGTTGGATATTCAAAAGGCGATATGTACGAGTCAAATGATTCGAAACGTATTGCCTTTTTAATTGAAAAAGAATTCTTAAAAGGAAATAAAGAAATTTCTACATTCCCTAAGCATACTGGCGGTGGATGGTATGAATTATCAAATGGTGAAAAAGTGCAAGGGAAAGAGGAAGCGATGTCAGCTGAACGATCATTGAAAGGTAACCAATCATGATTTTAAAGGATATAAAAAAGGCATTGCGCATTTCTCATGATGCTCTTGACGATGAAATAAACGATGTAATAGAAGCGGCCCGACATGACTTAATGTTGTCGGGTGTTTCTTCCATCAAAGCGAATAATGACGATGATCCGTTAATCAAAAGAGCGATAAAAGTATATTGCAAAGCAGAATTTGTTGCTGAAGCCAAAGAAGCTGAAAGATTCCAGGCATCTTATAACATGTTAAAAAATCATCTCACTTTAGCAGGTGATTACAAATGAATGATATTGTATTCTTTCCAGTTGTAACGACTACTACAGATGATTTAGGTCAAATAGAAGCAGCAGAAGATTTTACAAGACAAGTATTTTGTGAGAAAAAAAGTGTTTCTCAAAATGAATTCTTTCAAGCGGGCCAAAATGGTTTTAAGCCTAAATGTGTATTAATTGTTTACACATTGGATTATCAAGAAGAACAGAAAGTACAGTATCACAACAAGAAATACAACATTTATCGCACATACGAAAGAGACGATGAAAGAATTGAACTCTATTGTGAGGTGAAGACAGGTGGCTAATATCGATGATTTATCCAATGAAATTGCTAGGGAACTACAAAGATATGCCAATGTAATTGAGGAAGACATGGAAGTGGCGAAGGAAGAGGTAGCGGATAATTTAGTGGATGAATTAAAGCAAAAAAGCCCTAAAAATACAGGTAGGTATAGTAAAGGTTGGCGAAAAAAGAAGGATGGAAACGCAATTATTGTTCATAATGCTTTAAAACCGCAGCTTACTCATTTACTGGAGAAAGGTCATGCGAAGGCAAATGGTGGACGAGTACCAGCAAAGGTTCATATTGCACCAGCTGAAGAACATGCGATTCATGATTTTGTTGAACGTGTTGAAAGGGCGATTGGGCAATGACATTAGGTGAACTAAAGAAAATTCTTGAGGCTACAGGTTATCCTGTGGCTTATTCGCATTTCACTGAAACACCAGGTGTTCCCGTACCTTCACCACCTTATGTTTGCTACTTTGTAGATGGATCACCTAACATGGCAGCTGACAATAAGGCCTATCACAAAATAAATGATGTAAATATAGAGCTTTATACAACTAAGAAGGATTTAGTTGCAGAAGCCAAGCTAGAACAAGTCTTGGATGATTATGAGATTCCTTATGAGTCATACGGGACTTTTATCGAATCTGAAAAACTATTTCAAAAAATATATGAAACGAGGTTGATATAAATGGGTGAGAACAAAGTTACTTTCGGTTTGAAAAATGTTTATTATGCATTGTATGAAATTTTAGATGGGGTAGTAAAATTTAAGACTCCAATTCCGATTCCAGGAGCTGTTGAACTAACATTAGATCCACGAGGTGATTTAATTGAGTTCTACGCTGATGACATGCTTTACTACTCAGCAAGTAATAACCAAGGCTATGATGGTGCGTTAAATATCGCTACAATTCCAGAAAAATTTGCTGTAGATGTTTTAGGTGAAGAGTTAGACGAAGTAGACGGTGTACTAAATGAACTAGCTGATGCGAAAGGAAAACAATTTGCATTGTTATTTGAATTTGATGGAGATGAAAAAGCGACTCGTCATGTTCTATTTAACAATTCAGCAAGTCGTCCTACAGTTGCATCTAAGACGAAAACAAATTCGGCTGAACCAAATACGAATGAACTTAAATTTGTTTCTAGTCCAATTGATATTAATGGTAGACGTATGGTTAAGACAAAAACTACATCTAAAACAACACAAGCAGTTTATGATAATTGGTTCAAAGAAGTATATACAAAAAAATCAGTAGAGATACAAAAGGGAGCGTAAGTGAGTGGAAAAGACAATTACAATAGACGGAAAACAAGTCCGATTAAAAAGTACAGCAGCTACTGTTAAACGATATAAAGCGCAATTCAGACGTGATTTATTTGCTGATATGTTTAAGTTAGGGATTTTGTCTCCTTCAAATCCTCAAGAGGGTTCACTAGCCACTATTGATTTAGCTAATGCGGATTTAAGTAAGCTAGATTTTGAAGTTGTATATGATTTAGTTTGGTTATATGCGAAAACAGCAAATCCAGAAATTGCTGAGCCAATTACATGGTTAGACGGTTTTGATGAATTCCCTATTTCAGATATTATCCCGGAAATTATGGATATGATTCAAAGTACAATGGGAGCAAAAAAAAAATAAACAAAAGTAATGGAGAGCAAGGAACATTCGGTGATCAAGAATTAACCACTGATACGTTCCTTGCTCTTTGTTATAAAGCGAAATTGACGCATTGGGATCTGGACGTCATGACAATTGGTGATTGCTTTGATTACATTGCTGAATTCGCTGAAATGGAGAATCCAGACAAAGAAAAAGTAAGAAAAGCAAACCAAAAAGACTTTGATTCATTCTAAGAAAGGGGTTAGATTATGGCCGGAAGAATTAAAGGGATTACGATTGAAATTGGCGGCGAAACCACAGGTCTTCAAAACGCTTTAAAAGATGTAAATAAGCAGAGTGACAACTTGGCCAAAGAATTAAAAGATGTAGAACGTCTTTTGAAATTCGACCCTGGTAATGTTGAAGCTTTAGCTCAAAAGCAAAAGTTATTGACTCAACAAATTGAAAATACAACAGAAAAGCTAGATAAATTGAAAGCAGCAGAACAACAAGTTCAAGCACAATTTCAAAACGGAAAGATTTCTGAAGAACAGTACCGCGCGTTTAGGCGTGAAATTGAATTTACACAAGGGTCACTTGATGGCCTGAAAAACAAGCTCGGCAACATGAAAGCTGAGCAAGAGAATGTAGCGAGTTCAACAAGACAACTAGAAACGTTGTTTAGTGCTACAGGAAAAAGCGTTGATGATTTTGCAGGCGCATTAGGTAATCGTCTTGTAAACGCAATTAGAAGCGGTACAGCAACAAGTAAACAATTAGAACAAGCAATTGGAATTATTGGACAGGAAGCATTAGGAACAGAAGCTGACATAGAAAAATTACAACGTGCCCTTCGATCTGTGGATGCCGGAAATTCAATTCAACAAGTTCGAAACGAGTTAAGGGACTTGCAACAAGAAGCTGAAAGAACAGAGAAGAAGTTTGAAGGACTCAAAGTAGGACTCGAAAACGTCATTGGTGGATTGGCAGCTGGTGGCGGAATCGCAACAGCAGTTGAGAAAGCAATGGATATGTCGAGCCTAAAAACAAAAATTGATATCACTTTTGATGTCCCAGAGTCTTCAAAAAAATCAGTAGAAGAAGCTATTAGAGGTGTTACTACTTATGGTGTCGATGCTGAAGAGGCATTAGAAGGAGTTCGCAGACAATGGGCATTGAATAAAGATGCTTCTGACGAAACAAATGCCGCTGTAGTTAAAGGAGCAGCGACTATTGCAGCATCCTATGCTGGAATTGATTTTAATGAACTTATACAAGAAACCAATGAGATTGGTGCAACGTTAGGTATTACTAATGAGGAAGCATTGGGATTAGTTAATACATTGTTACAAACAGGATTTCCACCAGAGCAATTAGATATTATCGCTGAATATGGGGATCAGATGGTTCAAGCTGGATTTTCAGCTAAAGAAGTCCAAGGAATCATGTCTGCAGGAGTCGACACTAAAAGTTGGAATATAGATAACCTATTGGATAAAAAATTGTCCCTATGAGTGGCGACATTCATAGAAAACTCCCTTAATTCAGTGGAACTCTCAAAAGAGACAATACTGAGCGAAGCCTTTAACAAAGGAACGTGCAACGACTAGCTGAAAAGCGTAGGGTGTAAGCCAATGACATCCGAAATGGGGAGCATCTTATATAAAAGATGATGATATAGTCTGGTCTGTATAGTGATATACAGAAGTTCATAAGAGAACTGGCAGGATGTTGCGAACCCTGTTGAACATATCGGGTGTAAAAGAAGGTCGTATCAAAATGGCCGAATTTGGTGCGGGTGTAGATAAATCTATGCAAGAGGTTTTAGATAAAACGAAGATTTCGGCGGATCAGTTTGAAAAATGGGGTCAGGCAATTGCTGGCGGTGGTGAAAATGGACAAAAAGCTATGCTTGAAGCAACCAAAGCCTTAGCTGGTGTTGAAAATGCAACAGACAGAAATGCACTTGGCACGAAGATGTTCGGTACTCTTTGGGAAGACCAAGGAAAGAAAATCATAGACACCATCTTGAAAGCAGAAGGTAAACAAGTTGATTTGAAAAAAGGAGTAGAGGACTTACATGGTGCTACTTCTAAAATAGATGCAAGTCCAGCAGTGAAATTCC